ATCAAAGCCTGCCAGTGTGTGATCTCGATCAGGGATGTCCATCTTCACGTGAACGTCGCGGCGCAGGGACCGGGCGACAATCAATTTAACGGCGCGCAAGCCAACGAGATGGAAGCCGACGTAACGACGAGCGTCCCGCGCGTGCCCTACAGCAAGATCATCGTGCCGATGGAGCATCCGCCAACTTCGCAGGCCGAGGTGCAAAACCGCGCGAATTACGAGCGCATGTGGAAAGATGGCACGCTGATCAATTGCACCACCGTGACGCAGGGCTGGCTTCGCGCCGGTCAAGTGCTGTGGGAAGCGGGCGACAACGTCTGGGTCAATTCGCCGATGGCGATGCTCAATCAGGCGATGGGCATCCAGAACGTGACATTCACGCAAGACAATCAGAACGGCACGCAGACGACGCTCGATCTCGTCAATCCCGAGGCCTTGCGCGGCAGTCCCAATGTCGATGTAGGAAAGAGTTGAAAATGCACCGGGCAACGCCACTCAATACGGCATTTCGATCCTATTGCGCGGGCGGTGCGCGCAGCGTCGTCAAGAGCGTGGACGACACCAAGCTCATGCAATCCATGAGCGGAAACATCATGGCAAACGAATCCCGCGAGGATATCGAGGCCCCGCAGAACTATGGCTTCACGTCCGTGGTGTTCGACGCTGAGCAAACGGCGATGGGCAAGATGGACGGCGCGGAAGTCGCGCATGGTTTCTTGGGCGGCAATCGCTCCTATCCGGTTGCGGGCGCGATGGATGATCGCCGTCACCGTCTGATCAAGTGCGAGAAAGGCGATACCGCGATGTTCCGCGGTCGCGGCGACAAGCAGCAATTCCACATGACGAAAGATGGCGGCTTCTGGACCGCGCCGCAAGACAAGACCGTCCGCATGCAACTCGTGCAGAAGGACAGCGAGAGCAATTCGACGCAGCAACAAGGCGGCAGTCAATCAGGTGGCGGCGGCGCTAACCTCAGAAAGGCGGCCCCGTTGGTGGAAGGCACGTTGATGCCCGATGGCAAACGTTTGCCGAGGGCGACTCTGTTGGATGATGCAGGCGGCGGCAGCGGCGGTCAGAGCGGCGGCCAGCAACAGCAACAGAACAAGGGCCAGGAGGCGCTGTACAAGGACGGCCAGAAGTCGCCGATGTTCGTTGACGTGTCGAAAGACGCAACGCGCGCGTCGGGCAAGGAAGTCCACATCATGCTCGACGACGGCAAAATCTACGCGCACATCGTCGGCAAAGAGGTTTATCTCGGCGGCAAGAAGGGCGAAGGCACGTTCGGGCGCGTCGGCACCGACAAAGGGCTGTCCGTCAACGTCTACGCCAAGGTGGGCTGATCATGCCCGCCTACAACGTCCCAGATATTCGCCTCGTCCAAAACAACCTCTTTCCGAACTACGAGGTGACTGTTGATTGGTTGCTGTTGCCTGACGGCACGCTCGACGACACGCAGGCGCTTGCGAGCGCTGCTATCGTGGCTCTGGGCACCAACGCACTAGCAGCGGAAGACGACATCCTGCCCGATCCAGATTCGACGGATCGCTGCGGATGGTGGGGCGACATGGACGCCGGTCTGATCTGGAATGGCTGGCCTATCGGCTCAAAGCTGTGGCTGTTGCGGCGCTCCAAGATCGTCCCGGCTGATCGCGGCCAAGCGTCCACACTGGCCTTTGTCAACAGCTACATCCGCGCTGCGATCCAGCCTTTCGTTGATCGCAAGATTTGTTCTGGGTTCAACGTTTGGACGACTAGAGTCAATCCACAACGCATTGACGCGCTGATCCGCATCTATCGCGGCCCCGAGCGCGAGATTGAATTGCGCTATCAGATGCTCTGGGACGCGATGGTGAATAGCTGATGCCATCAGAGAAACGCAAGGAATATTGGCGGCGCTGGGAGGCCGAACATCGCGAGCAACGCAACAAGCCACGAGGCAATTGGAAAGAGCGCCAAAAAAGATATCGCGACGCCCATCCAGAAAAGCGTTGCGAGGCCGAGGCGCGACGGCGATGTAACCCCGCAGAACGAGCGGCAGATGCAATCCATCGTAAACTGCGCCACATCATAAGTGGCAGCTTCCCACGCGATATTAGCGCGCTTGGATATGACGGTGATGAATTGAGACGCCACATCGAAGCGCAATTCCTGCCGGGAATGTCGTTTGCCAACTACGGGGAATGGCACATCGATCACATTAAGCCGCGAAGCACATTTCGTTTGCCTGACGAGATGTTGGAGTGCTTTGCACTTTCCAATTTGCGACCACTTTGGGCGATTGACAACATAACTCATGGGAGGCGGCTATTCCTTGGTCAACGCCGACTCTAAGGGACGTTCGCTCGCTGGTCCGCGATTCCGTTCGCGCGTCGTTGCCGGGTTCGGATGCCAACGTGCCGAACAGCGTGCTCCGCGTCCTCTCCGATAACCAAGGCGCGCTGTGCCATCTCACACTCCAGTATATCGATTGGCTCTCACTACAGCTATTGCCCGACACGGCTGAAACCGAATGGCTCGACCGGCACGGGCAAATCTGGCTGGTCAACGCCGACGGCTCGACGGGCCGCAAGATGGCGACGCTGTCGCAAGGCATCGCGAGCTTTGTCGGACAGATTGACGGCACCATCGTGCCAGCGGGCACGCAGCTGCAGAGCGGCGCACAGGCCTCGCCGGATTCGATCTACGGCGGGGCCTTCATGTTCGAAGTGCTCGACGACATCACCACATCGCTGGCCGCGCCGGTCGAAGGGCCAATCCGCGCGCTCGATCCCGGCAGCGTCGGTAACCTGCCAAGCGGCAGCATACTCGCGATCACGCCAGCGATTCCCGGAGTCGTGACACAAGTCACCGTCGTCGATCTCACAGGCGGCACCGACACCGAGACCGACGACGAATTGCGCATGCGGATTCTGCACAGAATCCAGATGCCGCCTGTCGGCGGGGCGGTCCAAGACTATGTGGGCTGGGCGCTTGCGGTGCCGGGAGTCACGCGCGCATGGGCTGCGGTCGAGCAAGGCATCGGCACGATGACCGTGAGATTCATGATGGACGATCTCAGGGCCGACAATGACGGCTTCCCCGAGCCGGAAGATATCGACGCGGTCGGGGCCTATATCGACAAGATGAGACCAGTGACCGTGAAGGAATGCCTCACGTGTGCGCCGATCAAGCAATTCATTGACGTGAACATCACCAACCTTGTGCCCGACACCGACGAGTGCAAGGCGGAGATCGAGCAGCAGCTGCGCGACATGCTGTTCAAGGTGGCCGCGCCAGGACAGACAATCTTCGCCTCGTGGATCAACTACGCGATCATGAGCGCGCCAAGCGTGGTCTCTTATCGTCTGGTCAACGACGAAGATCAGATCATGCAGGCACCGGGCTATATGGCGGTGTTAGGCACCATCTCTTACGTGTGAGCACGAATGTCTGATCGCCATTTGCGCCGCGCCGGTAGCGACTATCGCGACGCGTTCCTCGATCTGTTGCCGCAAGGTCCAGCATGGCCCAAGCACGCGCTCGAAAGCGTGCTGTGGCAAACCTGCGATGGTCTCTGCAACTATTGGGAATATGTTGACGGCCGCGCCGCCGATCTCTTGGAGCGCGAGAGCGATCCGCGGTCGACGGTTGAGCTACTGCCGGACTGGGAGCGCAATTGGGGATTGCCTGATCCCTGCTACAGCGCACCGCAGACGATAGCCGAGAGGCAAATCGAGCTCGTCGCGCGCATGACGATGCTGGGTTCGCAGTCGCGGCAGTTCTACATCGATTTCGCCAAGCGTCTCGGCTACGACATAACCATCACCGAGTACGAACCCTGGACGGTTGGCTGGGACGTTTGCGGCGATGGCCGTGTCTACGGCGACGGCACGTTCATGCAGGATCAGTGGGGCCGCCCGATCTGCAATCCTCTCGGCCTGCCAGTGCAGAACGGCGAACTCAGCGAGTGGCCGAACTACGGCTTAGGGCCGGAAGAGAACCGCTACTACTGGACGGTTCACGTCTCAGCCAAAAACCTGATGTGGTTTCGCTGTGCCAGCGGCCAAACCGGCGTTGATCATCATTTGGAGTTTGGCATTCCCGAGGATTTGGAATGCATCCTCAACCGCTGGAAGCCAGCGCACACGCAAATCATTTTCGATCTCGGCGGTCTGACTGATCCCGACGACCCGATGGCC